TGGCTTGCATGAAAAGAGTCCTATCAATTTCTTACCTGAAGGATCGCAATTTTCGTATTATGGTTCTTGTTCTGGAGCAGTTACATCCAGGTCTGATGTTAGGCGTACACCAATTTCGCATATTGTTACGGAAGTGACAGGTGTGGAAAATATTTGGGGTGCTCCTAAGATGAAACCGGAATGGTATGGCTGGCAGATGGCCTTGGCTAATGCTAGTAAACCAGGTGAACCATTTCCCCATAAACTGTTGAGCATAGCTATAAAGGACTACAAAGCACCATTGATTGAGTTGGTGCATACGTTGAAGTGGAAGGTGAAGCCATTGACGGATATGGAGAATGTTAATGGTATTCCAGGTTGTAGATTCGTGGACGCTATTAATTTCAACACATCCATTGGATACCCATTGAAAGGACCTAAGTCACGGTACGTTATTGATTTAGAGCCAACAAAGGAGGGTTATCCACAGAGGATGTTTACACAGGAAATTATGGATGATATTGAACGAGTTTTAGGATTTTATAAGCGTGGACAACGTGCGTATACAATTGCTAAGGCTTGTAAAAAGGATGAAGCTTTACCTGTTGCAAAGGGAAAGTGTAGAATATTTTATGGTAATCCAATAGCTCTTACGTTTTTAGTGAGAAAATATTATTTACCAGTCGTTCGTTTCCTTCAAATGAATCCATTAATGTCTGAGTGTGCTGTTGGTATTAATTGCCATGGTCCAGAATGGGACGATTTTTATAATCATGTTATGACATTTGGTGATGAAAGGTTATTTGGTGGTGATTATAGTAAGTATGACCAAAAATTACCTTCACAATTGTTAATAGCATCATTGAGAATATTAATCGATTTGGCGGAAGTTATGGGTTATGATCAGGAGGATAGAGACATTATGAGCGCTATGGCTGGTGATATTGTGTATTCATTGGTGGCCTTTAATGGTGATTTAGTGGGTTTGCAGTCCGGCACTCATATTTCAGGCAATTCATTAACGGTGATATTGAATGGAATATGTGGTAGTTTGAATTTGCGAGCTTATTTTTATACACAATATGCGTCAGACATAAAGTTTCGTGATGCAGCAAAGATCATGACATACGGTGATGACAACATTGGATCCGTTTCAGAAAAGTATCCTAAGTTTAATATTAAAGGGTGCTCAGAATTTTTAGAAAGTTACGGTCAAAAGTACACTATGCCTGATAAGGATAGTGAATTGAGTGCTTATCTAAAACCCGAAAATTTTGAGTTTTTGAAACGATTTAGTGTGTGGCATGCCGATTTAGGTGCGCATGTAGGAGCTTTATTAGATTCGAGTATAATGAAGTCCTTACATTGCTATTTGCGGCCTAAGAATGCGCCTTTAACTCCAAAGGAAGCATGTGCGACCAATATAGATGGTGCTTTACGGGAGTGGTTTAATCACGGTGAAGATGTTTATGAAATGCGTAGGAAACAAATGAGAGAAGTCGCTGCTATGGCTGGCATAACTCATATGTGTACTATGTTGGACGAGACATATAATGATCGTGTATTAAACTGGCGAGAAACATATATTGGTGAAGTCTAACTCCGACTATAAACGAGTGCCAGTTTCAAATCTGAGGCCAGCAAAATTGACTTGTGTAATTGGATTACCCCAATTTGTGTATTTGTATGTTTAAACACTGTTGGAGGCTTTATACATTTATATACGTGGAGAGGACTTTGCGTAAATATACAGCTCACCCATATTGGATAGGAATGGTGTTGAGTAAATAAATATTTATCCACTAGTAAATATATTAGGAACAACAGAA